CCCGGAGAGGTGCGCGCCTCTCCGAGCCGATAGACCACCCATTTACAACGTGGCACTCATTAACCACGCTGGTCGGGGGAGTAGTCTATCGCGTTAGTAATTCCCATGCTTTTGCTGCCACCGCTGGAACTTGTCCGTTTCCAAGGCATCGCAGTCGGTCCATCCGATTGGCCACCCCATGAGCCACTCGATCCAACTTGGGCTCAGTGGCCCACCCGCCAGAGTGCTTAGGCTTGGCGTGCCCGCAGTCGCGAAGGTCGTGCCGTCTGACCGCTTGCCGTTGTTCGTCGTGCCATATTGAGTCGCGGTTGGTGTTGGTAGCAACGAGCCAGAGTCGATCTCTTCGGTGAGGCGCTCCAAGCTCCAAGGCTGATAGACGACGCCATCGCGCATCATACCCGAGAGCGGCAAGGTCACCGAGGACTCTGGCAAGACCTCGTCGAATAAGGTTCGGTGAGTTCTCCACGAACACGCATCGAGGTCGTACCTCGCCGACGATTCGAGCCATCTCTGACCAGAGCCCGCTTCGCTCTCCGTCGATGCCTGCGCCTTTTCCGGCGATGCTGATGTCTTGGCAAGGAAAGCCGCCCGAAACGACGTCAACAATGCCTTGCCACGGTCTACCGTCAAACGTTCGCACGTCATCCCAGATCGGGAAAGGGTCAAGGGTTCCGTCGTTTTGTCGGGCAACCAAGACGCTGGCGGCGTAGGGGTCGCACTCAACAGCGCACACTGTGCGCCATCCGAGCAGCTTGCCTCCGAGTATTCCGCCACCAGCGCCCGCGAAAAGAGCCAGCTCACGCATCACCGCCGAATGCCTGAAGCCCGCTTGCGCGAGTCTCGCCATGACTTGAGATCGACAACGTTGCCCCATACGTGCCGATGCAGAGCGCGTTGCTCTCGTTTCTCAAGTGCGTACTCGAAGATCATGCCAGCGATGGCAACAACGAAGCCAAAGCCCAAAAGCATCGCGATGAGTAATAAGTCTAGTCCGTCCATTGTTCCCCCCTTGGTGGTGTTTTCTATAGCTTAGTCGAGAACAGTGCCACCGTCTAAAAATCGGCGATGTTCTTCGCAACCGCGTTTCTGCTTCTCATCATCAAGCTCACTCTCAAAGAACATGCAGCGCCAGCGACCATCGCTGAGCGCTTCAGCATAGCGACAAGAGCGGCATGACTTGTCAGGCTGGTTATTGCCATGACAGAGCCCGGCGTAGTCGCAGAAGCGGCAAAGCCAAAAGTCGAAGTCGGGCGAGACCTTGCGCGGTGCTTCAAGTGACTTGATGATGCGGTGCGCTTTGTCTTCAATCTCTCGAGCATAGAACTCATCGAGAGGAGTGCGGAGACTCAGCAGGCGACGAGAGCCCGCCGATGCAACGGTCATGTAGTGCCAATCGATTTTAAGCTTGTACATGTAAATCTGAGCTTGCGCGTAATATGTCGGCATCCATTTGAGAAGCACCGAGCCCTCATCATCAAGCAGAGCGTGACGCTCACGCAATCGATGCAGCTCGTCAAAGCGCTTGTCACTGATTGCTTTATGCTCCCAGATATGCGGCGTGTCTGGTGCCTCGATGAGCCCGCTTCTAATGATGCCATCAACTGAGCCGCCAAAATGCCCATCCTGAAAACGTGCTTGGCGACCCATGAGCTCAACAACTTGCTCAAGCTCACGAGCAATGAGCTCTTCACTCTCGTGACCATCGCGAAACTTGCGCAGCACGTCAGCGGTGAAGTCAGGCTCCAGAGCCCAGCGAAAAGAGTACCAGGTTTTACGCTCGCACTCGCCACCGATGCTCGAGGCTCCAAGGTGTGGGCGGTGGCTGGTGTCCTGCTCGCGCTCTAGTTTGTCATCAAGTATTTGAAGCGTGGTTCGCATTGTAGAGCTCTCCGATTTTAGGGTTAGGTTTGCCGTGGTGTGCGTAGGCTTGTTCTATCAGTTCGTTGAGGTCTCTGCCGCTCCAAGTATCATCACCGATTCTTAGGTCGTACGTATACCAGCTCTTGAGCGGTGTGCCTTTCATGATGTACTCCGGGCGATTGTTTCTCGCTCTGACTTCAACGCTCACTCTCAAGCACTCGAAATCAACTGCTAGTCTCTGAAGTGCGCCAAAGTAGATTAGATCTTCATTGCGTTTGTTTCTCATCATTAGATCCCAAAATAGAAGATTGAAGATGTCTAAGAAAAAGCGCCAGCCCGAGACCACCGGAGCAGACCGGGCCAGCGCGATTATTTGATTGTCAGAAAGGGACGTCATTGCTTGGCGGTGCTTGGAATGAATTCCCAAGGTCAGCTTTGCGATAGCCCTTGATCTCAGTTTGAGTCTGACCATTCCACTCACGGTGCGCGACCTTTACCTTGACCGGGCGGTGATGCAGCTCAAAAGAGTCGCTGATGCTCTTGAGTCCAGCCGACTGGCAAAACCGGGCGAGGTTCTCTTGTGCAATCTCGACCGCTTTAGGGTTCGGGTTGCGCAAGTTGAAGCGGTCCCAGATGTACCGACCTTTATGCTGGCCATCGAGGACCTCAAACTTGAACTGGAGGTAACTACCAGTGCCCGCTTTTGTCTCTCGAATCTCTGACTCGATGGCGATCACGTTGTAATAGCCCTCAGGCAGTGGCTCATAAGCTGGGCGGTCCTCGGTGCTAAAGTCATAGTTGTTTGCGTTGAAGTTGATTGTTGCCATTGTAGTGATCTCCCTTATCCGATGATTTTGTTATAGATTGCTTCTAGGTTTGGTTCTTCAAATTGCGCCAGAGCGCCGCTTCTATCTTTAGCGGTCCAGATGCCATCAGTGGCAGTCTGAAGCGCTCGCTTGGTCTCACCGTCCACCTCTTTGACTCGCATCGCAAAGACCTCATCAAAGAAGTATGGCAGGCTCTGACCGAGCTTCTTGCCTGGCATGGTTGGTGTCCAGAGCATCGCACCGCTCTCGTCTTGGATATGCTCAGCTTTGGCAGTCATGAAGACATTGCGTGGCAAGTCCCGAAAAGCTCTGATGAGCTGAGCCATGCGGTCTTGCAGCTCGCCATATGCTTTGCGCGGGTCCTTGCTTGCCTTCTTCTCGGCAGCAAGCACGACCTCAGCGATCTCGCTGAGAGAGTCGATGCAAACCCACCGGTAGCCCTTAGCCTCATCGCTCTCGGTGAGGTACTTATAAGCCTCTTGGACTTCCACCAAGCTGGTGACCTCAATCACCGGTAGGTCATAGCCTCGCAGGCTCAAGAGCCCGCTCTCGGCGCTTATGATGATGCAGTCTTTGGCAGTGGCGCAGAGCGTTGTCTTGCCTGAGCCTGCTGCACCGTAGGTCAGCACTTTGAGATGCTGGTGACTGGTGTCACTTGTTCTTGTGATTTTAACCATTGCTTTAATCCCTTTCTTTGTTTTCACTTGTGCGCTCTTCAAGCGCGTCAACCCTCGCACAAAGGTCTGACAAGAATTTGCCAATGACCTCAATGCTCGTGATTATTTCGACGTCCCAATAGACACAGCGGCCACCAGGTTCCTCGATTGATACCTTCCAAAAGCCACCACCATCGGGGTCGGTGGCTTGGGGCTCTGCTTTGATGGTGTGGTCACGGTGGACCAATTGAATAGTTGCTTGCATTGTTTCCTCTTGTTTCATGCTCGTATCGTGAGCGGTGCCCGGATACGCTCCGGGCGGGCGGTTATTGATTAGAGAGCTGCGAGCACTGCTTCAATTGCTTCGACTGATGCGTTGGCCACTGGCGCAGGGTAGAGCGCGTGAGATACGAGGCGAGCTGCACCGTGACCAACCTTTGACTTGGATACCTTAGCAACTGAGGCGGTGCCGTTCTGGACGATGATGGTGATGCCTGAAGCATCAACGCGGCCATCGTCACCGTAAGCCCAAACAACCTTTGCAGCGATGCCCGCGTCATTGAGTGCCTCAGCAACGTCAGCGGCGTCGATGGTGATTGCGCCAAGTAGTTCGTCGAGGTTTGCGGTGGTGATGTCGATTAGGTTGCTCATTTCTTGTTTCCTTTGTTTCGTGCCGCGTCGCTGCGACAGT